GGGCTGCTAACTGGCACCGTGGGGCGTCTCTCTCGTACCGATAGGAGAGGACGGGAGAACCTAGGTTCTCCAGCTTTTTATTCGATGGGATATTGGGATATTCGTGGCGTGAGCGCTTGCGATGGCTTTTTAATTTTTATTTTATTAATATTTTTTAATTTTTATGGCAATTAACGTTGTTTACGGCGAGTAAAAACTTCAAAATGAAATCCATTGAGGTGAGATGTTATGGCAAAAACCTATGATTTTGCTGGGTATGTCACCAAAAATAACATCCGTTGCAACGATGGTGTTATTATCCGTAAAGACGCTTTCAAAGATCAGGATGGTGCTACTGTGCCGCTTGTGTGGCAGCATAACCATGATGATCCGGAAGCTGTCATTGGTCACGCGGTTCTTGAAAACCGCCCTGACGGTGTATACGGATATGTAAAGCTCAACGATACGGACGGTGGTAGAGCTGCCAAAACTATCGTTGAGAATGGTGATGTTACTAGCATGTCTATTTGGGCTAACAATCTTAAACGCACTGGAATGAATCGTAGAGATATTGTTCATGGCGTTATAAGAGAAGTTAGCCTTGTTCTTTCCGGTGCGAATCCCGGCGCTCTTATTGAAGCGACTAATGTCATTCATGACGAAAGCGCTGAGTGGGATGAGGGGATTATCTATACTGACGGTGTTGTGCTTTCGAATGATATTCCCGACGAGATAGAGCATAGTTCTACAAAGTCTGACGCGGAGGAAAAGAAAAAGGACGAAGAATCCAAAGAAACCCCTCCCGAGGGAACCAAACAAGAGTCTTCAGATGAAGAAGACAAAGAAAGTGAGGATAAACAAATGGCTGAGGAAAAGAAGACTGCCGGTGAGAAGACCATTGGCGAGATAGTTGACACTATGAACGAAGAGCAGAAGAATGCTATGTATGCTCTTATTGGTGAGGCGCTGCAGAATGGCGCCGACGATGACGAGGAGGAAGACGAAGTGAAACACAATGCGTTTGAGGATTATAAGACTCAGCAGAACGGTTATGCTGCTGACGGCGATGTGATAAGCCATGATGCCATGGCGGAGATTCTGAAGGATGGCAAGCGTTATGGCAGCCTCCGTGAGAGTGCTCATCAGCACGGTTATGATGACATCAGCTATATCGCTCATGCCGACCCTGCGACCTATGGTATGGAGAACATTGACTACCTGTTCCCTGAGTTCAAGAATGTTACCGCCACTCCGACTTTTGTAAGTCGCAACATGGAGTGGGTTGACGCACTTATGAATACTGTGCGCCGTACCCCGTTTAGTCGCATCAAGAGCCTGCACGCCGATGTTACTGCCGACGAGGCTCGTGCTCTGGGCTATGTGAAGGGTAAGTTGAAGAAAGAGGAAGTATTCGAGCTTCTGAAGCGTACTACCGATCCTCAGACTATCTATAAGAAGCAGAAACTCGATCGTGACGATGTGGTTGACATTACTGATTTCGACGTAGTGGCCTGGATTAAGGGTGAGATGCAGGTTATGCTCAAAGAGGAGATCGCTCGCTGCGTTCTGCTTGGTGACGGTCGTAGCTCCACTTCTGACGATCACGTGAGTGAGACCCACGTTCGCCCTATTTGGACTGATTCTGATCTTTACACCATCAAGAAGACTGTTACTGACACCAGCACTACTAGTGCCGCTATGACCGATGACGCGAAGGCCAAGGCCGTCATCAAGGCTGCTATCAAGGCTCGCAGCGAGTATAAGGGCTCTGGTAGCCCGGTCATGTTTGTCTCCAATGAGATGCTGACCGACATGCTGCTGCTCGAAGATGGCGTTGGTCGTCCCCTCTACAACGATATGAACGCTCTGGCTTCCAAGTTGCTCGTTTCTAAAATCGTTACTGTTGAGGCTATGAGCGATCTGACTCGTACTGATACCGACGGCAATACTCGTACTCTGGCTGCGATTATCGTCAATCCTCGTGACTATACTATCGGTTCCGACAAGGGCGGTGCTATGAGTCTGTTCGAGGACTTCGACATTGACTACAACCAGATGAAGTACCTCATCGAGACTCGTATCTCCGGTGCTATGACCGTTCCTTATGGTGCTATTGCCGTCGAGATTGTTAAGGCAGCTTCCTGAGTTAGTTAAAACTAACCGATAATCGACGATAGGAAATTCAAAATGAAGTTTGCAGGTAAAGTCGGGTTTGTAAATGCAGCCGAGACTGCTACGGATGTATGGTCTGAGGAAGTCTCTGAAAAACAATACTACGGCGATGTGACTAAAAACTATCGCCGATGGGAGAATGGCGAGGGCGTAAATCAGGATTTGAATGTATCAAACACTATAAGTATAGTCGCAAATGACTATGCTTACGAACATGCCGGAGAAATTAAGTTTGTCTGGTGGCTCGGAAAGCGTTGGTGCGTTACAAATATTACGGTCGACCGCCCTCGTATAACTTTGTCGCTTGGAGGGCTATATAATGGCGGGTAAACGTGAAGAGCTTAGTCAGAAGCTGCATATGATAGCTGAGAATGTTTACTTCCAGCCTCCGGCGAGTATTAGAATGAAGTTTCCGTGCATTGTTTACTCTCTTTCGGGTGAAAGACCCACAAGGGCGGATAACATTAAATATTTAAACAAAAAGAGATATTCCGTGACGGTTGTCGACGAGGATCCGGATAGTAAACTTCCGGACCAAGTTGGGGAACTACCGTATTGTTCGTTTGATCGGGTGTACACAGGTGATGGCTTTTATCACCATGCGTACACCCTTTACTTTTAATGGAGGTAACATAATATGGCAGCTCTTAAATGGGACGAAAGCGGTAAGCGCTTGTTCGAGACTGGTGTTGACCATGGCGTTTTGTACGTATGGGACGACGAAAATGATAAATATGGTGATGGCGTTGCTTGGAACGGCTTGACTGGCGTTACTGAGAGCCCCGATGGCGCTGAGGCCAATGACCTTTATGCCGATAATATTAAATATGCTACTCTGCGTTCTGCTGAGACCTTCGGCGCAACGATAGAGGCTTACACTTACCCCGAGGAGTTTAATCAGTGTGATGGATCGGTCGCTGCCGCGACGGGCGTGTATCTTGGACAGCAGAGCCGTAAGACCTTTGGCTTCAGCTATCGTACCAAGATTGGCAGTGATACCGATACTGATGCTAGCTCTTATAAGCTGCACCTGGTGTATGGTTGCACCGCTTCTCCTTCGGAGCGTAGCTACGAGACTATTAACGATAGCCCCGACGCTATCACCTTTAGTTGGGAGATCACTTCGACCCCCGTTGACGTGAGCGGTTATAAGGCCGTGTCTTCTATTACGATCGACAGCACCAAGGTCGACCAGACAAAGCTGGAGGCGTTCGAGAAGACCCTGTATGGCGATGATTCTGCCACTGCAACTCTACCTCTGCCCGCTGCGGTTATTGCCGCGTTCGCAACCACCTAAGCTATCATAGACTGATATTTAACTTTTAACTATTGCCCCTTGTGTCGCTGATGATGCAAGGGGCTTTTCTTTTTAAGGAAGGAGCAACAACATTATGTACGTTAAATCTATTACTTGGACCGATTGGAATGGTACGGTTCGTACCGAAGACTTTTATTTTAATCTTACCAGAACTGAACTTACGAAAATGGAGCTTAAATACGAGGGTGGTCTGGTTGCCAGCGTAAATAAATTGGTAAAAAGCGAAGATAATCAGAAAATCCTTACAATCTTCGATGATATAATCATGACCTCTTACGGTGAGAAGTCTGCTGATGGTAAGCGCTTTGTCAAAGAAAACGGTGCGCTTGCTAAGGCGTTTGCTGAGACCGGTGCATATGATGCTTTGTTTACAGAGCTCATAAGTGTTGAGGGCGCTGCTTCGAAGTTTATCAAAGGTATTATGCCGAAAGATATTAATGTTCAGGCAACCGCCGCACCTAACGCGCCGCTCGCTATACCCATGCCGACTCATGAATAATCTATGCTTACAATAAATACACCGGATCGAGAATTCTTTAACGAACAGACCGGTGAGTTTTTAACAGTACCCGGAATAACTTTAACGATGGAACACTCCTTGCTTTCCATTAGGAAATGGGAATCGAAATGGCATAGAGCGTTTCTTTCAAAAGAGGAACCCACGCCCGAACAAATGCTTGACTATTTTCGTTGTATGACTATAAGTCCTAAAAATGTGGATATAAAAGTGTTTATGAGCCTTTCACTTGAAAATATTCAGACGATAAAGGAATACATAAACGACACAATGACTGCTACCACGTTTAGCTCTTATATGAATTCGAAACGCGGGGCACGCAAAGGTCCGAAAATCGTAACGGCTGAGGTTGTGTACGGCTGGATGGTCGACTACGGTATCCCGTTTGAGTGTGAAAAATGGCATTATAACCAGCTTATGACGCTCATCCGAGTATGTGCTCAACAAAATGCCGGTAACCCGAAAATGTCGAAGAAAGATGTTTTAGCTCAAAACAGAGCTTTGAATGAAGCTCGCAAGTCTAAACTTGGTACGAAAGGATGATGGATGATGTTGAAAGGAATTGATATTTCCAAGCATCAAGAAAACGTTGATTTTGAAAAGGTAAAAGATGACGGAATTAACTTTGTTATTCTGCGTACTGGGTATAGTACTACTATCGATTCAAAATTTCTAGAATATGCCGCTGCGTGCAAAACTGCCGGGATTAACGTTCCGGCAGTTTACCATTTTAGTTATGCGACGGACATAGATGGTGTGCTTTCCGAAGCAAAGTTTGCTATTGAGAAAGTAGAAGAAGCGAAACTCGGTGATGTGCGGATATTCTTTGACTTTGAATACGATACCGTGTCCAATGCTAAAAAGAAAGGCATCACACTTTCGAAAGTCGAGTGTAACCTTCATACCGCTTTCTTCTGTGAGTACGTAAAGAGCCAAGGCTATAAGACGGGTGTTTATCTCAATAGGGATTACTATAACAACTGGTATATAAAGGACGTTACGGCGCGTTATCCTCTGTGGCTTGCCGATTATAACAAGACTGCAAAGTACTCTTGCATGGTTCATCAATATTCATCAACCGGCTCTGTAAACGGTATATCCGGTAATGTCGATATGGACTACTGGGATACTGATTACGAAGCCGCTCTCGATGTGCTCGATGGTGTATACGGGAACGGTGAAGTTCGAAAAGCATCTCTTACTGCAGCCGGATATGACTACGCGACCGTGCAAAAGAAAGTAAATGAGATTTTAGGGAGTCGATGAATTCAAAATGATCACGATAACTCAGCGTGGAAACTTTAAACATACGGAAGGCTTTTTTAAGAGGGCAAAAACTAAGCGCTTTTATGACGTTCTTGACACGTATGCTCGCGAAGGAGTACAGGCGCTGGCTGCGGCTACTCCAAAAGATACTGGTTTAACCGCAGCATCGTGGTCATACGAGATAATTGTGGAGGACGACCAAGCCAGAATTTATTGGCATAACACAAATGTCAAACCTGGCTATGCTTTTGGACAAGAAGGTGTTAGCGTAGCGCTGTTGCTCCAATACGGACATGCCACAAGAAATGGAGGATGGGTTGAGGGCGTTGACTATATTAATCCCGCGTTAAAACCCGTTTTCGATAGGCTTGCTGATAAGGTTTGGTCGGAGGTGAATAAATCTTGAGCACAACTGATACCAGAGTTGTCGAGATGCGATTTGAAAATGGTCAATTTGAAAAAGGTATCGACCAAAGCTCAAAAAGCCTCGACAAATTTAAAGACAAGCTCGATTTTAAAGCAGCGTCCAAAGGTATGGACGAGCTTGAGAAAAGCAGTCAAAGCGTAAAGCTTATCGGTTTGACAAGCGCTTGCGAGGGTGTTACCAATAGCTTTAGTAAGATGGAAATGGTGACGGCAAGTGTCATCAATAATATCGTTACTGATCTCTATGGTCTTGGCAAGAAAATTACAAGCGCATTGACGATTGATTCGGTCCTTGGCGGTTTTAATGAATATGAACTTAAGATAAAGTCTATCCAGACAATATTCGCGAATACCAGTCAGAAGGGCGCAACGCTTGACGATGTTAATGAATCGCTCGATCGACTGAATAAATATGCCGATGAAACTATCTATAACTTTGCTCAGATGACTGAGAATATGGGTAAGTTTACGGCAGCGGGTTTGTCCCTTGATCAATCTGAAGCCGGTGTTAAAGGTTTGCTTAACTTGGCTGGCCTTGCTGGTACAACGAACGAAGCCGCACAAAGAGCTATGTATCAGGTTTCGCAGGCTTTGTCCGCTGGCACGTTTCGTCTTCAGGACTGGAACAGTATCACTAATGCGGGCATGGACGTTGAGCAGTTTCGTGATTCGATTATGGAAACTGCTCGTCGTGTCGGTGTGGATATTGATGGTCTTATAGATCAATATGGTAGCTTCCGACTGACTTTACAAGAAAATTGGCTTACTTCTGAGATAATGATGGAGTCATTGCTTAAGCTTACTGGTGATTATACCAAAGAGCAATGGATGGAAATCGGATATACTGAAGAACAGGCAGAAGGCATTGTGGCTTTAGGCGAAAAAGCCGTCGAGGGTACTACAAAGGTTAGAACTTTTTCTCAACTTATTGACACTTTGCAAGAGGAATTGGGTTCTGGTTGGACCAATACCTGGGAAGATGTGCTCGGCGATTTCGATGAGGCTACCGAATTATTCTCTGGCTGGCACGACGTATTGAGTAAAATGATTAGCGATTCTTCAGAAGCGAGAAGCGCTATAATCGCCGATTGGAAGAAAATGGGCGGTCGAACGGAAATTATCGAAGGGATAGAGAACGTTTTTGAAGGCTTTGGTAACATCCTTTCCCCCATCAAAGAAGCTTTTAGCGAGATATTCGATGCCGACTGGGCTGATACGCTGCATGATATTTCGTCCGGGTTTAAGAGCTTGGCTGCTGCGTTTAAAGATTTTACTTCGAAAGAAGGCCCTAAATTAAAATCGGCATTTAAAGGTATTTTTACAATAATCAAATCTGTTATAGGCGTTATTTCTTCTTTAATAAAAATTGTTTCACCTCTGACCGATTTGTTCGGTCCGCTTATCGATGCAATATTGAGCGTTGCTGCAGCTTTAGGGGAACTTATAACCAAACTAAGTGACGCTGTTAATCAATCTGGCGTTTTGCAAAATTTAATAAGTTTAATGAGCTCCGGATTTCAAAATGTTGTAACTTGGCTTGCTCAATTTATAGATGGCTTCGACTTTTCAAAACTCGTTGAACCGTTGGAGTTTGTTATAGGTCTAATAGGTTCACTTTTTGGTGAATTAAACTTTGACGCAACAGATGGAATAACTACCGCCATAGAAGAAGTTGGAGATGTTTCGTCTTCTCTGGCAAAAGCTGCGGAGCCGGTATCTGTACTTGGCGGTGCTATAGAAGTTGTAAATACTAAGGCCTCTGATTTGAATACGACTCTTCAAAACTTTTATTCTTGGTTTAATAATACGTTTGGTCCGTCTATTGAGAAGCTGCGCACATCTCTTCAAGGTACGTCTCTTTATGATATTATCGGTCTTGTTGAAATGGGTGCTATTTGGAATTGGTTGTTTAAGATAAATAAATCACTGAAGAATCTTAAGAATGTGTTCGATGGTTTTGGCGAATTAGTCGAAGCAGCTAAAAAAGTGCTTGATCGTTTTACAAAAACTTTAAAGACATTTCAGGGTACTCTTCGTGCCGAGACGATAAAACGAATCGCAGAGTCTGTTGCGATTTTGGCAGCTGCTATGATAGCTCTTGGCGTAGCTTATAAATATATTGGACAAGAGAATATGGACTCTGCTGTGAATACTATTACCAAACTTGCTACGGGCATGACGGTGCTCTTTGGTGTTATATCTAATGTTAAGATTAATACAAAGAAGGTTCTTAAAGCCGCGGGTGCTATGAGTGCTTTAGGCGCTGCTATGCTGGTGCTTTCTGGCGCAATTGCTAATATAGCTGGTGCTGGTGATCCTGATCAGATAGAAGCTGCTCGATTTACCATAGAGATGATTTCGCTTGCGTTTGTTGCGGAAATTGAGGTTTTGTCCAACAGTTTGTCGAATTTGAACATCAAAGAAATTGTTGCTTTTGCTGCTCTTTCCTTGACTATGGCTTTGGCGATATCGAAAATTTCTAAAAGCATAAGTGTTATAATTCCAGCTCTTAAAGAGCTTGACGAAAATGATTTGAAAAAGGTTGTAGATATTGCCGGAACAATTTCTTTAGCCGTTCTGGCTTTGTCTTATATGGTATCGGATTACGGTAAGATATCGAAAGGATTGAATACTGTTAAAAAGCAATTTAAACCTTTTGGTAACACTTTGGGTGTACAGTTGGCGCTTGTTGGTGCGTCTTTGATAGAATTCGCTGCCGCCATTGGTATATTAGTTGTGGCGCTTGCGGGTCTTAGTGCTATTAGCGCGCTTAAACTCAAGCGATCTCTTAACGCAATGGCCGAACTTATTATTGTATTTGCCTCTATGATGAGTTTGTTGACTTTGGTAGCAGGTACTATTGACTCCGCTGTGGATTTACTCGCATTAAGCGTTGCGTTTATATCGTTCGCTACAGCAATACAACTCATAGTTTTAGCAGTTGCTGAGCTTTCTGCTATAGATGCTATGAATGGAACTGGAAGCGGCCTTTCTGGCGTTGTTATATTAATTGCATCTTTGGCTGGTGGTCTGGTTATACTCGGAACAATAGCACCTCAGCTCACCGTTGCCGCTACTGCAATATTGGCTTTGGCTTCTTCTATTGCGATAATGGCCGTGGCAGTGCTCGCTTTGCAGAACTCGAATTTCTATGAAATGCTTACCGGAATAAGAAACTTTATTATGGTGCTTGCTGCTGGTGCCGGACTCGCAAAGATATTGTCTGGACTTAATGCTAGCCTTAATGGTCTATCTTCGTCGATACTTAAAATCGGTGTTGGTTGTTTAGCGTTTGCGGCAGCTTTGGCGATAGTAACGGTTGGTCTTGTTTTGTTCGGGCCTGCTATAAGTGCTGCGATAAGCAGTCTCGAAGAGCTGGCACCAAAAATCAAAGAGGTTATCCCAATCGTTGCTGACCTTCTTCTTACGATAGTAACGGTGGCTTTACAAAAACTAAATGAATATTTACCTGATATTATCGAAGCTCTTAAGCAAATCTGTTTGACATTGCTTGAACAGGTTGCCGAATATATAGGTCTTACCGCAGAACAGCTTTATGACGATATTTTATATGGTGTGTTTCTCGGCCTTGGCTTAAAACTTGGTTATGCAATTCTTGCGGGCTTTGAAACCGTTCCTGTCGTGGGGTGGGTTATAGCGGCCATTACGTTAGTTGTTGCCGGTTTCGTTTTGCTATGGAATAAATGTGATGATTTTCGTAATTATATGATAGACTGGTGGGAAGATATTAAAGAAAACATTCAAATCGGCCTAGACAATTGGAATGAATTTGTTAATGGTATAAAAACCGGTATAGATAATCTTACGCAATGGTTTGTTGATTTGAAGAATAAGTTCGTAGATCTTGTATCGCTTGGGCTCATTAACGCCGATGTTGGTATAACTGGCGATTATAATGCTGGTGGTAGTAAAGGCGGTGATTATGGGCAAGGTTATGCTGATGGTATAAGCGGGGCTTCCGAAAAAGTCAGTCAATCTGCTGCCGGTCTTGCGAATACCGCTGCTACTTCGACCGCCAAAGCACAAGATTCAAATTCTCCTTCTGAGGTTGCAAAACAACTCGGCATATATTTTGGTGAAGGTTACGCCGGTGGTCTTGACGAAAGTCTTCAATCAATAACTGACAGTTCTCGAAAGTTAGTCGAAGCCGCCGAAGGTGGTGTAACCGACGGTCTTGAAGGAATTCAAAATGATTTAAACGAGAAGGCTAGAGCAGCGGCAACTGAGGTATTGAAACAATATAGCGAAGGCACTATATCGGCCGTTCGTGCGAAAGAAATTCTAAAAGGTATTGCTTATGCTGGTGAACAAACTGGAACTGAATTTGATAATCAAACTGCTCAAGCTATTTATGATGCAGCTTATAGTATAACCAATGCTACCGGCGATGTTATGGATGATATTGTCGCGTCGTGCGATAGATCCGAAGAAATGTACGGTATCGGTACAAGTATGGCTAACGCTTTAAAATCTGGGCTTAGCGCTGGACTTTCTGGTAGTTTACTTAGTTTCATGTCGAGTGCGACGTCTATTGGCAGTACTGTTAGTGCGTGGAAATCCGCACTTACTTCTGATACCGAGGGCGCTTCTGATGTTGGCAGTCTTGGTCTTTCAAGCGGTACTATTAGTTCACTTAGAAAAGAGTATCAAACACAATTTAATAGTATAGCAAACGATAGAACTCTTAGTGATGAGAACAGGAAACTTGCTTATGAGGCGCTAGGAGAGAGCTGGACAAAATCCGGCCTTATGACCGAAAAAGAATCTTACGAATTAAAGCAGAAGATACTTGGGTCTGGTGCGACCACATCCGAAGTGAACAGTCTTACAACCGCTTGGAACGAGGCCAAAGAGACAGCGGCAGAGGCTGTGTCTGAAACTCTTGGTGATGACAATCCAATTCAGGCGTTGCTCGATGGTTTTAGTAGTAACGGTTCCACTGGTACATCCGGTTCTTCCGGTACTTCTTCTGGCTCTTCCAGCTCTTCTTCGTCTAAAACTGCCGAGGAACTTAGAGAAGAGAAGTATAATAAGATCGTAGAGGAATTTGCCGATGCGTTGGAAGCTGCGGAACTCGATAAGACCACGGCTGACCTTGAGTATGAACTCTGGGAAAGCTTGAATACGCCTATCGAAGAAGCGGCACAATATGCTGAAACTTTCATCAATGATAAAAACACAAAGAAACTTGAGAAGCTCAACAAACAGCTTACTGCTCAGACCACTCGCAAAGAGACGGCTTACAAGGAATACGAGAAGGTCGTTGCTGCATTTGGCAAAGAGTCTGAAGAAGCTCAGGAGTCTTATAACAAGTATCTTGAAGAATACACTGATCTTCAGGAAATCCAGACTGAAATCGATAGCAACGCCAACGACCTTGCTGATGAACTCGAAGAGGCTGCGGAGAAGCGTGCGGATCTCATTGATGAAGCTTATCAAGAGCTTCTGGACGGATATGAGCGTGCTTATAATAAAAAGCAGAAGATTTCTTCTCTCGCTCAGGCTTTGGCAGGTGACCTTGATGAAGATGCTTATGACACTGCTACGTCTAATCGTGATAGCGCCCTTTCGGATATTCAGTCTGCTTACGATGATATTGTTTCGTATAACGATTACGTTGACCGTTATAATGAAGCTGTCAAAGAGTATGGCTCTTCTTCCTCTCAGGCGAAGACTTATCGTAAATCTGTCATCGAGTATCAGCTTAAAAATGGTATAGGCGATGCGAACGAATTGATATCTGAGTACAAGTCGCTTTTTGATACTTCGAAATTTACTGCCGATCAGCTTAAGGAATTTAACGAATCCGTAGAGGCCCTTACGAAAGCTAATAACAGCCTTACAGGTGCAAAAATCGAAGAGGTTGCTGCGAAACTGTTTACGCTTTACGATAACGCTACGGATACCACTTATAGTTTTGATCAGCTCGGCGCTGCATACGACCGTTATAATAAGATTCTTGCTGATAACAACGGCGATACGAGTGCGAAAGAAGTTCAAGAGGCATACAACGACCTGCTTGACTATCGGACTTCCCTTGCCGAGGCTACTAACACTCTGGGCGATTCCATCGGCCTTGGTACCGTCGGCAAACGTATACTCAGTTCTCTTGCCGTTGGTTTCAGTGAAGCTTGGCCTTCGTTCAAAGAGACTCTCGGTGATACTCTTTCTAATAATCTTGCTCCATATATTGAGAAGCTTGATCTGCCGGAAGATATTAAGGACGCTTTGACTAGCGGCTTTAAGAAGCTTGATTTCTCCGATCTTGTGAGTACGTTGCTTGAGAAGATACTGGATGCCATAGCAAAATCCGGATTCGCCGAAGCTGTGGCAAACGGAATTGGTGTCGCCCTAAATAAGGCCCTTGGCACTACATCGACGGCTACATCGGATGGGTCTACTACCGGTAATGTCGCTTCCGGTCTCGTTAACATAGCGGCAAGTGTGGGTAGCAGTAAGGTGCTTTCGACCGTATTGGCTGGTAGTAGTAGCGGTACCGCAACTGGTATTGCCGGTATAGCTTCCACCCTCGTAGCGAATCTCGGTAACATTGGCACAGCGATTATGGAAGTTGGCTCAGTAATTATTGATGTTCTCTCTGGCCCTGTCGGTTGGGTGCTTGGAATAGCGGCCCTTCTTGGCGGTGGTGTTTTGATAGGTTCCAAGCTTTTGAAGAAAGACAGTACCACCGAAGCTGCTGAAGAGGTCACGAACGCTATAAATGAAGCGAGTGATGCTGTTTCAACGACTATCACTGATGGGTATAGTCTTGTGTCTTCGTCTGACGATGAGGATCTTTCGTGGTATCTCGGAAAAATGATAGCCGATAATGCTCTTGCTCCGGAATCTTATGATCTTGCACAGAAGACTTATTCATCTATGGCCGAACAGAAGGCCGTTGAAGGATCTGTCAGTGGCGAGGGGACTACGAACACTACCTATAACTTTACGCAAAATAATACTTCCCCTAAATCTCTTAGTCAGAAGGATATTTACCGTCAGACTAAGAATCAACTTTCTGCTGTTAAAAATAGAGGTGTTTGATAATTATGCTAAAGAAAATCGGTTTGGTCAATCAAAATGGCGACCGTTTAATGTTACATTTGGCCAGACCGAATCTTTCTGGCATACTTATTAAAGACATTGACGGTCTTGGATCTGTAACATCGGCCATCTCTACCGGCGTACAAGCTGTTGGAGATGGCTCTTATGTTACCAGAGCACGAGTCGAGGAACGTACGATAACGTTGACACTTGATTATATTTTTAAACCTGGTGTCGACCATACGATCGAGGATACCCGTGAGATGCTATACAAGTACGCAGCTCCGGGGCATCCAATAACGATACAGGTCTTTACTGACAATCGTTCTGTAAAAATCGACGGGCATGTTGCATCGTTCAAGACTGATATTTTCGAAGAAACGGCAGAATCTAAAATCGAGGTTAAGTGCCCGGATCCGTATTTTTATGATATTGATGAAACTACTATTACTTTGCCCGTTGTGCTTTCAACCGATGCTGCGACATCGACCAAAGCCTTACTTAGTGCGGTGAAAGTGCCAAATAACGGAGACCTACCGTGCAGTATTACCATCGTGGCAAGCGGTACAACGACCATAACGCCTAAAATTCTTTACTTATGCACGAGCAGCGTAATGGGGATAACATTTGGGGCTGACATAGATAAATATATGACTGTAAGCGGCGCTACGGATAGGCCGTATTATTGGCTTTATAGTTCGGATGAGCATTATAAACTATTTACTATTGGTGGTTCTGATTGCCTTTACGCGATGCAGTATACGAACGCTGATTATAGATGGTATAAGGTGCCCAAAAAGGGTGATTATCTCGTGTTATGGGCCGAACTTGACGATGGTGTTGAAGACGATGGTACATCGGCATACTTAAAATATCGCCAAAAATATGTGGGGGTATAAACTCGAATGATTCAAAAGATTGGTTTAGTAAATTCAAGCGGCGATAGGCTCATGCTCGAATTGAGAAAGCCAGAATCGTCGGGTCTTGTGATAAAGGAAATTGACGGATTAGGTTCGCTGGAAGCTGATGTGTCGACTACTCCTATGTCTGTTGGTGACGGAACATACGCTACTCGTAGTCGGGTTGAAGCACGTAGTATAACAGTAACACTAATCTATATTTTTAAACCTGGCGTATCTCACACCATAGAAGATACAAGAGAAATGCTATATAACTACGTAATCCCGGGTGAAGAACTAGATATACAGGTACTATCTGATAACCGAGAGATGTATATCCAGGGTTTTGTGGAAGATATAGACACTGATATGTTTCAAAAAAGCACTACTACGTCTTTTTCTGTATTATGCCCGGATCCGTATTTTTATGATATTTCGGAAACTGCAGTTAGTATTCCGTCATGGAATTCGACTGGCAGTACTACAACAGTTTTCGTGCCAAATGGCGGCGATGTTGAGTGTGGTGTTCGAATTGAATTTACTAATTTTACTTCCGCTTCTGGCAAAATAAAACTTTATGCTACATCTTTGGTAAATGTCAGTTCGACTGTTCATATGTATGGTTTTGCTTTTGTGTTTGATGTATCTGATTGGTATGATTTCAATTATATTAGTAATACGAAGAAATTTATTTATAGCTCTGTTATCGGCTCAAGAGGACTGACCGTAAGCGGCGATAGTGCTTTATATTTGCTTAAAGAAGATGATTTTGGGCTAAAAGGAAAATGGTATCAGCTACCAGTAGGAGGCTCTGAATTGGGTATTTATACAACAGCCAATGAAACCGCAACAGCCACCCTCTACTATCGAAAAAAGTATGTGGGGGTGTAAGAAATGGCGTTATTAATAAACAAATCAGTAGGTTCGACGCTGACGTTTGGTGGTAATAGTGTAATTATTATACGTAAAAGCGGAAGTGGCAGTACTTCTCGTGTCACTTTGATGTATGCTTCGTCATATGCAAAGGTTACGTGGTTTAATCGCACTTATTCTAATGACGAATACGAGCAGGAATGGCCAGATTCTCTTGCGTATTCTAAATGTAAAGAGGCCTATAATGCACTTTCTTCTAGCTATAGAAATTGCATACTTCGCCAATATATAAAATATCGTACTTCTACTACTACGACTTCAGGCGAATATGAGTATATGTGGCTTCCATCGTATTATGAATTGGGGTTTACTGATTCTTACGTAAATGAATATACTTTTCCAAACGCTTCATTGAATTCGTTTTTAACCTATGCTTCCGATGATGCATACACAAGGACGCGCGCAAAACCAGATAGCGATTTTTCAGTATATGCTAAATATGATGAAACCAAATGTAAAACAACTGCTGGTGGAACATATTCGGATCCTATACATCCGTGTTTTGTTCTTTATGGTACACAAAAAGTTAGCGGCTCTACCATATTAACGTCAACTGCTTCTTCGCCCTCTGCTCCAACTATTACTGATATTCCTGAAAATGTTCAGAGTGGCTCGTCGCTTACGATATCTTGGTCGACGCCGACTGTCGACTCGGATGCAAGTATAAAGTCTTATACCATAGCTAGAAGTACTGATGGCGGATCGTCTTATACCGATCTTTCAACCAGTGTGACTTCGACGTCTTATACAGATACTGTACCGACGAGTGGAACCTCTTTACGCTATCGAGTCCGTGTAACTGATAGTTTGGGACACGTAAGCGATTGGGCTTATTCTAATACCGCCACGATAGTTTATAATTCTGCCCCGACAGCCCCTTCGTCCATTACAGTTCCGTCAATCGTTGACGTTGGTGATTCAATTTCTATTTCTTGGGGTACGTCAACCGACACGGACGGTAATCTCTCAGGGTATAAGCTTTATCGTTCAAGTGATTCTGGATCTACTTATACTCTTATTTATACAGGAACCGGTACGTCATATACAGATACTACAACAGATTCTGATTATTCTGTTATCTATAGAGTCTGTGCGTATGATTCGGACAGTGCTACATCTGATTATAGGACGGCTTCTGCAACAACGGTCAACCATGCTCCTGCTGCTCCGGCGACTATAACGGTTCCGGACGGTATAAATGCTGCTACGAGTATACTTATTCAGTGGGATGCAGCCACTGATACGGAGTCGAATCTTTCTGGATATATTCTCGAACGGTCGACAGATTCTGGTGCCTCTTATACTCAGATTTATTCCGGCACTGCTGTATCTTATACGGATGAAGTTCCAATCTGTACAAAAATCATTTACCGCGTGAAGGCTTATGATGACCGTTCACTTGAATCTGATTATACGACAAGCGATGAGAAGGACGTAACCATCCTCGCTACCGGTACTCCTCCGACTGATCCGACTGATATTTCTATCTCTTCTAAGTCTGAAAATTACCTTTACGAGAGCGAGTCTGTAACCATCTCTTGGGGCGAATCGACTGATGTAGATAACGACCTTCTTGGTTATAAGCTTGAGCGATCTACGGATGGTGGTGTATCTTATACCCAGATTTATGTGGGGACGGATACAACTTATACAGACGTTGTGCCGACTGATATTTCTACTATTACTTATCGCGTTAAAGCTTATGATGATGGCTATAACGAATCGGCTTATGTTTCTGTTACTAAATCAGTCACCGTTCTTGAAATTCCGGATCCGGATAGTTCTGCGAGAGATAGTCTTAGCCGATGCGGTAGTGGCAGGACTTTAAACAATGTTCCAGTTGGATATGTTTTCTATGTTCGCTCGAATCGAGAGGATAAAGAAACAAATATGCGTTTTCTCATCCTTGCTCAGAACTATGAGGCTGAATTAAACGGTGAAGGCAGAACTCTCGTTGCGTGGATAGGTAATGACTCGTTTGTGTTTAAGCAGTCATTTTTGAATAAGACCGAATCCAAGAATATTGTTCCTTTTTCTAAATCTTATCTTGAAGATACGCTTAACACTACAATATTTGAGTACTTAAAGACTTGGTGTGACAATAGTTTTGTTAATGGTATTCTTGATACAACGTATTATTCTTGGAATACTGGAGACACTGATGGTTCGTCAACTGCCACGTCAAAGATATTTACTCTTTCTGCAAGCGAAATGGGTATAACGGATACGACACTTGGTTATTCAGAAGGCTCAGAAGTTGAAGGCGCTACGATATTAAAAGACTGGCTTTTTAAACAATATGTCAATACTAAGTCATTCTGGACAAGGACTCCATCGCAAAGCTCGGCATCTAGTTCTGTATATTCTGGCGTTGCTGCAAAAATGAGTGTTACTTCGTCTGTTGATTATAAGCTAACTGGTGTTGCTGCAGAAAGTAATGTTTCTGATAACATGCTCGTTATCCCAGTGTTTACTATCAACGGAAGCCGCGGGTATCTATATAGAGAAAAGGTTGGTAACGGTTTTCTTGCTTATAATAATGGCAAAAACGAGTTTGCACCGAATCCTGCATATCTTCCAACCTACGCAAGTGGCGTAACGGATCCAGCGAGTGTCACTGATGGGCAGATAGTATGGCTTAAGACAGCGAGAAACGGTTATGAAGACATTCCGCTGATGAAGCTTCGTAGCAATTATGATACATCGTTAAATCCGAGTGGCAAGTCTCTGTATGTTATGATTAATGCTTGGCCAGCATATACAATGAAAACTACCGAAACACCGACCGAGTATAATCTTAACGCAGATAATTCGTCGACTACTATACCGTTTGGTGCGAGTGATATGCTTAATGGAACGCTTAATAATATTTATAACTATCTATCTGCAAATTATGAATATTCCGTTGTTACCAGAATTCAAAATACAATGTACGACTCGACAAACGCCATAAGCGAATCGACAAGTACTGGATCACAACTGTTTCTGCTTTCACCAGAAGAGCTTGGGTGCGCTTCGTATAATGGCGATGAAGAGGGCGACAGTCTCCTTGAGTATAACAATGATAAAGGTTACTATGCTTTTAAGAAGTGTCTGCTGCGTAAATATGGCCTCGGCAAGACAATATGGACGAGAACAGTATCGTCTACTGCAACAGAGCCGTATAGCGGTATAACGTCAAGCGTTACGAGCGAAGGTAGTGAGCTTATTGGCAAAGACTATAGCACGAAAGCTACAGACAGTACTAAACCCGCGTCCATAATTATAACCGCCGGAGTTGTAAGAGAAATAAGGACTGTGGTTAAAGCTGAATGGACAGCTCCTACAAATCCTTCTGGGACACTTGACCATTACGTAGTACAAGCCACGTATACTCGTCGCAATGGTACTAGTGTAGATTGGACTACGGTTTCTTCTACTTCGACTAATACGTCTGTGCTTTTTATGTATGGTTACCCGGCGTATTCTACCAGCGATGCTACTAATGATACAAGTTATACGAGTATTGCTATTCGAGTAGCTTATGTTGATACTGATGGTAATCAGTCTGACTACACTACGAGTGCTACAACAACCATTTATGATTCGGAGTTTTCCGCTGCGGACACTTTATCAAGCTCGGAAGCTTTAGTTTTCCCGGCGATGACGTTTAGCAGTGAGAATATTATTCTCGAAGCAGATGAAGATTCTGGGAAGTTGTATCTTAAAAAGAAGCCGGAGGTTGTACAGGACACAATCGACGACTCTCCTGAAAGTGCGAATGTAAATCTCGACGAATGTGAGTTTGTGCTGCGAGACAACTGTATGAAAGAAATAAAAGTTATAGAGAATTTTGATTCTATGATTTGGACTGAGCGTTGTTATGCAGCCGGCGATTTTGAGCTTTATATGAAGTATAGCCTAGAAGCAATTACCGAATATATGCCAGGTTACTATATTACTTTTAATAAAGATAAAGGTTATAATAGTCACTTATTAAATTATTATACTACGGTTATGCAAATTCAGGATGTTGAAATTGAATGGGACGCTGATGAAGGGACGCACCTTAGAATTAAGGGAGAATCTGTGCAAAGCATGTTAAAACAACGGGTTTTAACCGATTTTGGTGAAAGTTCCGTAATGAGCGCTACATCTAATAATTTGTTTAAAACACAGTACCCTGCAAGTTCTTTCGTTGGTATAGCTCAAAAATATGTATTCGGTGATTTGGTTACAGATTCGAAACGTAAATTTCGAACTTATTATCCGACATTGTTCTATGAATACGACAACGCTGATAAAATTACCAAAGGATATTTGGATGTCGACTGGTATGGCAAAACGCTATACGAAATAATGGAATCTGTTTCTGCTTTGGGCATTTGCTGGGATACTCGATGGTATGAAGCCGAAGAGAAAACATATTGGGATGATCCGTCTGGTAAAACAAAATCGTACTTTTACACATATATGTATTTGCCTGCGGATAAGTCTACGAGTGTCGTATACAGTGCTGAAGATGGTAATCTTGCTTCGTCTTCGTTTGCTTATAAATCTTCGGATTCTGTAACAACTGCTTATGTATATGGATATTCTTCGTCATCGGATGACGCTTCTACAACAGTAACAACTTCTTTGGATCTTGTTGGGGCTATTAGAGAGTGCGTCGGTGGTTCTGCAACTGGTTTTTTACGACGTGAAGTAGCGCTTGATGTTCGTAGTAATATAACGCCGGATTATGATTCTAATAATAACCCGATTATCAATGCCACATATCATACGAGATTGCAAAATTACGGAAACGATTATATTACCGAAAACAAGATAGCTATAGATTTAGACGGTGATGTAAATGACACTACGATCAAAGGTGGTCTAGGTAATATTGTTAGTATTGCTGATCCATATGGAGACGTACAAAAGCGTCAAATAACCGAAGTTATTTGGACCGTCGATGAGGATGGTGTACATTGCTATCCGACTTTTTCGGATCCGATTGACTATGTGTATTATGATAGTGTTGAAATTACGAGCTGGAACTATATTAGAAGCTGGCTTGATATTTCGAATTTTTATTCTACTTACATGTTTGTTGAATCTTCTTTAATAGCAGGTCTAGTAAATAACAACATCCAAGTTGAATTAAATTCTGTAGCTCAAGCAACAATGGTTCCACGTGTATATTTGAAAGATTTTGATTTCGATTATAGTTATAAATTAGGGTCGTCTAATGGGGCAATTGCGAAAATTGTCGGCTATAATTCAACTGAAAATTACGAAAACAATGGTCTTGTTGCTGGCGGTGGATCTAGTCCTGATTTTACATTGTTTAATGAGTCAAGTTCTACCGACAGTGTAGTAAGTACTTATTCCGATAACGGTGCAGGCCCGGACGATGTTTCCCCAGAAACATATTTTATACTATATTACAAATCATATTTTACGAGTTCAACTTCTACTTCAGGCGGAGATTATATGACTTTGAAAGGCTTTAATTTCAAGTTCTTAGGAACTCGGACGCAGCCCCCAGCCTATTCTGTAACAACTAGTGCATTTTGTCAAGATTTTGATACCACACCAAGCTACACAATGAGTTCTACGTTTATAAACACAACTGTGGATGGTACCGGCACGCAATACGGTTGGGAATGGGGTAATGCAACAGAAATTAATACTGGAAGACGATTCTATCCATTAAACAGTGGTGTTGCTAGTTCTGTTGCCGGTATGGCTTTATTTGCAACTATTGATATGACTGATATAGAAATTACCTGGAGCGGACAGTCCGAAGCTTCGGATAAATTTTCTATTTGGACATCTACCGATAGCGGAGCGACAAGAACGTATTTGTATGGCCCGTCTGGTAATTCTACATTGGTTACTGATCAAACCGTGACCCTCAGCAAATTGTCTGCCGGAACTCTTCTTGGTTTCACTTATAAGAAAGATAGCAGCACTAATACCGGTATAGATAAATATTTCGTATGGATCCAGTATACTGGTAATGCCACCAACTCTGCCTGGACAACTTGGTGGGAAACTTATGGCAAAAATTACTCTAGCGAAAAAGATACTTAATATTTGAAAGGAGAGCCTGAATAATGAGTCCTTACAACGCTTATACTCCGTATCCCTATTATCCCCAAATGTATCAGCAACCTATACAGCAACCGATTCAACAGTCGATCCAACAGCCAATGGCTCAGCAGACCATCCCGGCACCTCCTACGTATGTACTCGGGAAAACTGTAAACTCGCCGGCTGATATAATGGCTGCTGATGTGCCGATGGGTGCGCAGAAGGTTTTCTTCCCTCAAGCTGACGGTAAAGTAATCTATGCAAGAGCATGGAATTCGAATGGCCTGATTGACCCGAAAACCTATGTTTTGCAGGAAGATTTACAGCCCGAAGCAAAAGAGGATCCGCTTTCTTCGATACGTGATCAGCTCACGAGAATCGAAGAGAAGCTTGCGAAGTTGGAGGGTTGAGCATGAATCCAAATCAAATGATAAATTTGATGCTTCAACGCAACCCACAAATTCAAAATAACCCACAGATTGCGGAAATGATGAGGGTTATACAATCAGGAGATACCGTTAGAGGCTCACAACTTGCGGATAATATCTGTAAAACATACGGTCTTACCAGAGACCAAGCATTTAATCAAGCTCAAAACTGGGCGATACAAATGTTTGGACGAAGGTAAGACCGTATTTTTAGTTTTGCGGATTGAGGGTGATTCCGATGCAGTAGTGCAGTTATATTGTTCGATAACTAATAATTTTGGTGGGATTTCCATAAGGAGGAAATTTATGTTTAATTCTTCTATGCCTTCTCTTGCGGACATTGGTGCTCTTATGAATAATTCTCGTAGCAACAATGGTGATGGTATGTTCGGTAATAACGGTTGGTGGATACTTATTATCCTTTGGGCCTGCTGGGGTAATGGCGCTTGGGGTAATAACGGCGGTTACGGTACTCAAGGCTCTGCGGGTTACACAGATGCTGCTATCCAGCGCGGGTTCGACAACCAGAGCGTTATGAATAAGCTCAACGGCCTTGAGAACGGCATATGTTCCCTCGGTTACGATCAGCTTAGTCAAATGAACGGTATCAACACCAATATTGCTCAGACAGGTTACAATCTCCAGAATTCCATTCAGCAAAACGCCATTGCTCAGATGCAGAACACCAATTCCGTGCAGTCTCAGATTTCACAGTGCTGCTGTGACAACCGTGAGGCGATCGCTGGCGTGAATTATAATCTTGCCACTGATACTTGTGCAATAACTACTGCAATCAACCAAGCCGCACAAAATACCATCGAGAATGCTAATACGAACTATCGCGCCCTCCACGATGAGTTCGTACAGTCTCAAATCGACGCCAAGAATGAGAAAATCGCTGAGCAGCAAGCTACTATTCAGGCTCTCAACCTTGCTGCATCTCAGCAGGCACAGAATAATTACATCGTCAACCAGCTCCGTCCATATCCGGTACCCGCATACTATATGGCGAATCCTTGGGCTGGCACCAATACCTGCATGACTGGTTGCTGCGGCAATTCCTGAGCTGCGAGGTGAATGAAATATGATTTCTCTGACGAATTCGATTGCACAGACTTTAGCTGCTGGTGCGTCCATGACCCTTGATACGGTCGTATTTCAGACGGGATGCGGAGAGTGTCATCGAACAGGCACTGGCTCCGTAAAACTTCGTAGCTCTGGTATCTATGAAATTCATTTCCATGGCGGTATATCGAGCGCTACTGCTGGCGGAGCTTCCACCATAGCTCTGCAACTTGGTGGCGTGACCATACCCGAGAGTGCTATGCAAGCGGTGTCCGCAGCGGCAAATGATGTGAATAGCGTGTCCGTGACTGTCCCGGTTCGTAACTGCTGCGGTGACTACGACCGGATAACGGTTGTGAATACTGGTACAGACACCGTGACGATAGCCGCTTATCCAGAGCTGTTTATCAAACGCATAGCTTAAAGGGAGGTTTGCTTTATGGAAATGGAACACATGGAAACACTCTCTAACATTTATGTCACCCTCCTTAACGCTGTAAATAGCGAAGTCTCCGGTAATCTTTCCGAGGTCGATGCGCATGAACTTGGTGCCGCAGTCGATATGATAAAGGATCTTGCCGAGGCAAAGAAAGATTGCTATAAGGCTTGCTACTATAAAACTGTCATTGAGGCTATGGAGAATAGCACCGATGAATATGCTACTAGAGGTTATCATCCAAGGATTTATTACCCTGACGAAACTATGCAGGAAGACGTTGAGAGACGTTATCGCATGGGTTATCGTGACGAGTATTATATGCCGGAAAACGATGCTCGCTATGGCAAAGCTTACAACGAATACCGTAACTCACGTAAACATTATACAGAAACTCATTCGACTGCCGATAAAGAGGATATGGATAGGCATATGTCCGAGCATATCTCTGATACTATATCGACGGTGAGCGAGATGTATCGTACTGCTGATCCAGAGCTTAAAAAGCGTATTAAATCTGACTTTACGAAACTAGTGGCCGATATGACATGATAATAACAGTCGGAAATTGGGTCTGGACAATCAAAATGGTTCCGGAACACGATGACCGACTCATAGACAGAACCGGCGCAAGAACTCTCGGGACGACCGACATCTTGCGTCGAACTGTCTATTTGAATAACACACTCCGAGGCGACATGCTGAAAAAGGTGTTTTTACATGAGATAGGTCATTGTATAATGGTGAGTTATGGATATTTACAGTATTTGCATCGTCTGGTGCCAAAAAGGCATTGGATTGAGGCGGAAGAAGCGATATGCAATTTTCTGGCACGACATAGTATTGAAGCTCTGAATTGGTATAGGGAATTTAATGAGAAGGGGGTGTACGACTGGTGAACGCGTTTGACACGATAACAATATCGCAGGCCTGGGCATGGCTGCTGGCTTTGTTTGTGGCCATTGCGACGATCGACAAAGGAATTGATATTTTTAAAAAGTGGCGCAAAGACAGTCCAGAAGGAAAACAAGATGACAAAATAACAAACATTGACAAACGTTTGGTCACGGTAGAGCAAGCCATAATTCGGCATACGGAGCTGCTTGGCAATGATAAAGCTCGCTTTGAAACAATAGAAGCCGGCAATTATGTCACGCAAGAAGCTTTACTTGCTTTACTGTCGCACGCCATTGATGGCGATGACGATGAGCAGCTCCGTAAAGCAAGATCGAATTTGCAAAATTATCTCATAAAGAAAAAGTAAACGGGGTGATTAGTTATGAGTGAAAATAAAATTTCTACTGGTACTATTGTTCGTACTATCTGCCTTGTGTTGGCGCTGGTCAACCAGGTTCTGAGTGCAACTGGTCATAGTGTATTACCGATCGAAGACTCGCAGATTGAAACGTTAGTCACAGCATTGATTACCGTTGTGACAGCGCTTGTTGCCTGGTGGAAAAATAATAGTTTCACACCTGCTGCGCTAGCTGGAGACGCCGTAAAAGACCAGCTTAAAGCTGAAGAGAACTCAAAGTGAGGTGCCTTTAAAATGACTATCGATTGGAAAGAAATCGTACTCGTATTTATGATGGCTGCCGAGGCTTATATAACCGGTACGAAGAAAGGCGCTGAGAGAAAGGCGTGGGTCATCGATCAGGTCTATTCGCTCCTGCCCGAGATTGTTACAAAGCTGCTCCCGAGAGAGACACTTGAGGACCTTATCGAGAATAGCATGAGCGAGCTGAGAAAGCGCTTGCAAGCAGAAGTTGGCTAAAAATAATGGCGTGCCTCGCGAATGGGACACGCCATTTTATTTTTGAAATCGATATGTAGGAGTGATTGTATATGAGTAATATATGGATAGTATAGAAGTAATGCACTTTTTATGCCATCGGAGCCCTGCGTACTACTATTTATATTTTACGAGAATGAGCGGTTTTAGCATGGAATCATACCATGGAAAGACTCTCATAAATATTCTCTCCTTTACGAATTAACGTTAAAAATATTATAAGTTGGTTGAAGTAATATAGGAATAATCTTCTTCTGTTCGGTGTTTATTTGGTCTTTCTGCGTCAATACATGCTATTGTATCTTTTCAATTTCTTCAATTAGCCAACTGATTGGACGGTCTGTATACACTCGTTCAGTCAAGTCGTCTATCTGATGGCCGATTATCCTCTTGATAGCGTACTCGTCCATTTTATATTTTTTGGCAAGAGTCGCAAAGGTTTTTCGGCAGTCGTGAGGACGGTGATCGCTGCTAAGATTCAGTTTTTGCATTGTCTTTGAAAACCAAATGTAGTACCGGTTATATAGTATCTGACTGACAGCCTTACCATTTTTAAAGCGGTTAAAAAGGTAAAACCCGCCACCGTCCAGTGACTCTTGATATTTTCCCCTCACCATCTCTTTGATCTTAGGGTGGATGGGCACTATTCTGTTAAAGCCTGCTGGTGTCTTGCATCCACCGGTCATGATCCAGTCGTCGAGATTGATATTTTCTAAAGTTAGCGAACATAGCTCTTGTGGACGCCAACCGGTATAGCAATCTATCAAAATCATATCGACTGCATAATCTCGCCCCGCTTTAGACCACAAAACTGCTAATTCATTATCCGTAAAAGACAGGTGCCCTTCTGCGGTTGTGTATTTGACTTCGCCGTGTGCTTTGTAATCTCTTGCGCAATTGTGGTCTACTATGCCAAGCTCGACACCAAAGTCAAGTAAAGCATTTAGCATGTACTTTATTTTTTCTTTAGTTGATGGAGACGCGTTACGAGGTACGCCGTCTCTGATTATTACACTACCTTCGACGGCTTGTTTTATATGATAAGGCCGAAGTATATTTACTGGCATGTCATGAATTGGCGTGACATATTCCCAAAAGAGCCGTTGAGTATGAACATATTTTACGCTTTTCTCCTTTGACAACTTCTCTATATACTTATCATAAAGCTCGCTCAGTGACATTGACGGATTAAAGTCGTAAGGATTTTTATGGTATTCAACCAAAGCGGTATAGGCTTCGTTGTACGTTTCGAAATACCCAATTGGTTTGAGCGTTTGGCATACGGGCCTACCGAGCGAATCCTTCCCCACTGTTATCATCGCTCGGAACGGCTTGCGGAGATTGTGGCCTTTCATCTCTGAGATCTGACCGAAACCATTTGGTAGCCTGCGTCGTTTAGAAGGCTTGCGATAGGTCTTCTGGGCTTGCTGCTCCTTTAACGGATAGCCGCAATGAGGGCAGATTACAGCCTTATCCGAAACCTGCAATCCGCACTCAGGACAATTTTTGAGCATTTTACGGGTCGCCTCCTTCAAAATGGATTATAGCATGAGATATAGGAGCATGTCAATTCGTATATTACGCTAAAATAACAGCTTCCTTTATAGAAACCGAAAGACGGTTAAATTGAAAGGAGATTCTGTTATGTTATTTAATAAGAAAAACGATTACGAATTGACGATCACTGGTTTTGATTCTGCAGGTGACTGCGCTGACTTTATGCTGGGTCGTATAGTCGGTATTATTATGGGAGTTACAAACTTTACCAGAGCAAAAAGTGCTTCTGGTATAGGTGTGGACGAAAATAATGTACTGCATTGGAGATTCGCAGCTACGAAGCGAGAAGCCGAGAGAATAAACCAAATCATCGACGGATCGTTTGCCTATAAAGGCATGAAGGTCGAAATCAAAACTCGTTAAGGTAAAAAGCTGAGAGCTGTGGAAACATGGCTCTTTTCTTTTTATTTTAAATATGATATACTTTTTAAAAGGAGGATTTTCTTATGAAAAAAATATTTAACACAATTTTGTTTATGGCCGCAATACTGCTAACGCTTACCGGAGCAGCTGCGATCAAAGAAAATGGAACTGGTGCGACGGGAACGTACATGTCAGGCGAGGGATTTGTGTTAGTTTTGAAAAGCAATGGAACTGGCAAATATTTTTACTTACCGTGGTGGGTGCCAAGCGAAACTTATGCGGAGCGCGCTGTAGATGTCACGTGGGGAGAAATCGGTGAAGGTTTATCCGTATCGTACAACTCGTCTACTGACATATTAGAGCGTCAAGAAGATGGTAGTTATACTAGCGGTGGACTTGGTACGTTGAGAAAAATGAGCGAAGACTGCGAAATTAAATCCGATTCGAATTGGTATCGTGAAACGTTTAGAAATACATACGGTCGAACCGAAATGGTATCTAATCCCTCGTTTGATTCTTATACTTCCATTTTAAAGTATAATAAATTAATTGAAGTTCGAATGCCATATTATTGGCTTTCTTCTGATACTGATGAGTATCAAATCGAACGGACTGAGACTGGGCTTGTGTTTGTTCAGGCTTCTTTAACTATAGACGATTATGTAGACAATGAAAAGTTTATAAAAGCCGTACCGATGTGGTTTGAGAAATACCAATACGATACCGGCAATATTGAGACATCGAAATCTTTTGATAATACAGTCATCATAAGCACTAAACGTATGGCCATAGATAATGTTAATTATACAGTTTGCACAGCATTTATCCGAGATTATATATTTGGGCGTGTAATTTCCGTCAGCTTGTATCAACCGGATGATTCTTTATTTGATTATATTGCCGATTTTAAGAAAACAATGAAAACTGCCGGCGCAGAGTCGGATGTTTCTGATGTACGGTTCGAGTTATCTCAAGCGGCATAATTAATATTTTACAAAAAGACGCTTTGGAAACAAGGCGTCTTTTTTTTGGCCTTATAAGTACGCGAAATTTACAAGTTCCTTTATGAAGATGATGCTGCTCAGGAAGAATACTAATAAGAACCGGTTACCGGGCAAAGTTAGGCTGAAATGCAGTATGTGGCTTATTAGATGTGGTTCGAGTCCACACAGGTCATTTTCTTTTTTATTTTATCCTAAACTTTAGGTTGTTATCCTCTTGACATTCTCACAACCATATGTTAAAATATACATGAAAGTTGAAGTTAAAAGTTCAAAATGGTTTTTAAAGGAGTGTTTATGATGACAAACGAGACAAGTGTAAAGCCCATTATCGAGAAGTTGGAGAATCTGTTTGCTGCAATCAATGACCGGTTCTATGACGGAGAGCTTACAAAGCCCGTGATAACCGTGAGTCCTGACACGAAAGGCTACTATGGCTGGTGTACAGCATGGAAAGCGTGGATGGATGAGAACGATGGTTACTACGAAATAAATCTTTGTGCCGAATACCTCTCAAGGCCGTTTGAAGAAGTGGCCGAGACTATGATGCACGAGATGGTACATCTCCATAACCTCCAGCATGGAATCAAAGACACCAGCCGGCAAGGAACCTACCACAATAAGAATTACAAGAAAGCTGCTGAATACCATGGTTTGACGGTAACCAAGAACGACAAATACGGCTGGTGCGAGACTCATTTGAACGATGAGGGTCGTGAGTTCCTGCAAACTTTCGAAGACACGAAGTTCGAGCTGCACAGAAAAGCACTGCCGAAGAAAGTCAAAGCCACTCCGAAGCGTCAAAGCAAGAAGTACGTTTGCCCTATATGCGGGTCGTTCGTAAGGTCTTCGGATGAGGTACACATCGGCTGTATGGATTGCATGATAGTGATGGTCGAGGCCGCATAAAACTTTTGGATAAATCGACCCTAAATCTGTGTTATAATACTACAAAGAACTCTACGCCATTTATGCAAGCACTAAAATTTGGAGGTATGTATAATGGCTAGAGTTTATACTATGGACGAATTGGAACGCATGCGGAAGAAAGCTGCCGCAAGAGAATGGCTTGCTGATAAGAAGCAGAAAGCAAAGCAATTCTGGGATGAGAACAAGCAATGGGCTGGTCCTGCGTTGGTTGCCGGTGCGACATATTTAGGAAAAGCGACGTTGAGCGCGCTTAAACAAAGTAGCGTCGATAAGGAAATCAACTATAAGGATCACCATGTGTATGATCCTCGCTCGGGTTGTTATGTCGAAGTGAAGCACAAGCTATCCACTCGCGAGCAGGTTGAGCTGGATGCGTTACGAAACGGAGGTATGTCAGTCACGGCAGCCCTGGATGAAATGGGACTTTTAAGGTAACCTACAAAAGAGCTTTGGACGAAATGTTCAAGGCTCTTTTATTTTTGCGCCAATTAAACAAGTTGCTTTATGAAGAGGAAACTCTTAAACGAATATTAATTTGATTTAAAATAAAAGGAGAAATCTATTATGTTGAATAAAATTATGAATTAGTTTAAGGCTTATAATCTTAAACAGGAGTTGTTAGATAACAACAAGAGTAGATGTTTTGATCTGAACGATCTGACTGCTGAAGAGCTTAATGCCCTGATGGCATAAGAAACGGGAGGTGCTACAAAGCATCTTCTCTTTTTAAACAAAGCATTTTATTTTTTGTTTCGCCAAATTAGCAAAGTGCTTTATAGAAAGGAGATGTTCTATATGAATATCTTGAAAAGAATTTATATAAAGGAAAGACTTTTGAAAGAAATGGAACTTTTGTTAAAACTATTGCCCGAAAAAGAAGATGATATCGGACTATGCAGGAAATTAAAAACAGCATGGCCTGGTGATAATCGTTTTGATTGGCACGTTGGTTTTAGCGAAGGTGTCTACAATACGATGACGTCTGAACTAATGCAATTTAGATATGAATTCGAGCATCTTGATTAAAAGACTTGGCTCTGAGAAATCAGGGCCTTTTCTTTTTTACGCCAATCAAACAAGTCTCTTTATGAACGGATAGTTCGTAAATTGAAAGGAGATATTTATATGTCTAATATTATTAAGAACGTTGTAACCGGTGTCGTTGCTGTATGCATTATAGGCTTAGCGATGTTTGGCTATCACGAGTTTGATTGCGGTTATTGGCGAAGGAAAGCTATAAACTATATTAAAGATGATTATAGTGAAGGTAGCACTATTATCGCCGACCACGTTGGACCGGATGGCACCGTCGAAGCCAGAGTATACGACGAAAACGGAGAACTAAGTAATATAGTCGTTGTATATACTAAAAATTTATAAGACTATCTAAAAGATCTGACGCTTTGGAAACAAGGCGTCTTTTCTTTTTTGCCTGCGCTAAAACAACAAGTCTCTTTATGAACGGAAGTTCAATAAAATGATTAAATTTTAAGGAGATTATTGTTATGAAAAACTTTATTAAAACTTTGGTCGTTGTTATTGCTGTGATATTTGTAGTGAAAACTGGTATAGGTTGGACGCAGGATTACATATGCACGAATATTGAAAACGATTTCGAGACGCTAATGAACGAAACATTTGCGGAAGAAACGGACGATTACTTTGAGGCACATGTAAATGCTGAATTTACTAGCCCGCTTACGATACAGATTAAGACGGTGGTATACGACTGGTATGGTCAAGTTTGTTATAAGGATTGCTCAAATGTTGATTTGATTAATTATTTGTAAACCGTGAAAAGCAAAAAGCGCTTTGGAAACAAGGTGCTTTAGCTTTTTTCTTAAGTGCGCCAAATTCGCAAGTTCCTTTATGAAGAAAGATACCATTAAGGTACCAATATAAAGGAGATAATATTATGAGTTATTCTATTATTATGATTGTACTTTGTCTCGCTGGACTTATAGTCGGGTATGAGATTGGTGATGCGCTTGCAAATTGCCGCATCGTGGAGCAAATATCCGAGGAAGAGGAAGACGAGAGATTTGAACAATTCGTAGCGAAGGTTTACTTCATTAATGACGACTTTTAAAGGAGGTTTGATGGACTTTTAAAAGCGGGAGACTTTGGCAACAAGGTCTCTTAGCTTTTGGCATCGATGGTACGCCAAATTAGCAAGTCCCTTTATGAAGGAATATACACAATATTTGATTATAAAGGAGATTTGAACTATGTTTAGTATTGTATTGGTTATTCTGTTCGCTGCTAGTTTTGTAGTGGGCGTTCTTGCGGAACGTGCTTATATAGCACAATCCCAAAAGGAACCCGAAAGCAAGCTAGAGTATGAATGGAGACAACTACAAGAAAACAATAGGGCAATGCTTGAGAGTCAACTTATGCATTAACCTGAAAAGAAAAAGAGCGGGTGTTCGCAGTAGCGAATGCTGGGCTCTTTTCTTTTTTGAATGCTAATTTTCAAGTTATTTTCTTCTTTTCGGCTTCAAAATGATTTGGCGAAGTCAATCGAAAGCTGCGAATTGCATCGTTCGACACTTATACATGATACATTTAATAAAAGGAGAGATGTAAATATGGTAATTCTGCAGAACGGAAGCGTGCCAGTAAAAGTAGCAGCCAGGGCCTACGGTAAAGATGCATGCTGGGTGCGAGCAGGAATTATTGCAGGATGGCTGCCAATCGGTGTGGCCACCCGAAAGGGCAAGCAAGTACATGAAGTGAACGACATCGACTCCCGCAAAGGGCGAATAAATTATTATATTTCGCCGAAAGCCTTATACGAGCAAACCGGCTTTATATGGCGAGGCGAAAGAGAATAAAAGGAGACGATTTAAATGAAAAGCATGAGTAAGAAAAACCCGTATTACCTACCTGTTGAAAGGAGGCTTGAACTTAAATACTTTTGCCGGCAATACCCTCGATGGCAGGCTGAGTATAACGATTGTGTAGTGCTGCCTGGAGCTGTGCCAGAAAAAGAGAAAGTTGACCACACGCTGACAGAAAGCGATGTTGAGAAGATAGCCGAAAAGCGGGAGGTGCTGAAAAACAATATGGATATGGTGATAGACGCCTCGAAGAAATGCAGTGACGACTTTGGGAAGTATATCTTCCGAGGTGCTACTACGGGGCTTAGTTATGACCGGCTCGTGCTTAAAATGTATCTTCCATTAAATAAAAGGACCTACTGCGAGCTCATGCAGAAGTTCTTTTATATTTTGGATAAGACGCGAAAATAACAAGGCTTATTACGAGAAGATAAAGTGTAGAAGCTAAATGGCCGTAAAGGTACAAATTAAATTCACTAAGGTATTGGGCAATAGTGTTGGCAGTCTGACTTGACGCAACCCGGCACTCAATGCGCTTTATTTTCTTTTTAAAGTACGCGAAATTTGCAAGTTGCTTTATGAAACGGATGGAATGTATCTATCCAACTTTTAAAAAGGAGATTTTTATTATGATGAACTTTATGAACAAAAAGACTACCGATTTGACTGTTGGCGAGACCCTGATATATGGCGTTGCTGTTTATGCAGTAGGCGCTGCTATAATGTGGTGTATCACCGATGGTCCTTCGAGACTTGCAACTTCAGTGAAGGAACGGACTGATGAACAAATCGACAAAAGAAAGGAGGACAAATAATTCTAAGTTAACAGCGAAGGGCTTTGGCAACAAAGCCTTTTAGCTTTCTTACGCGAATTTAACAAGTCTCTTTATAGAACAGATAAGTTCAATAAACTTAAAAATAAAGGAGATTTTGTTATGTTTGATTATGAGAAAATCGAGGCCCTTAATAAAGAGATTGAGACTTTGAAATCGATCTTGGCGGATGTCATAAAAACATTCGGTGAAGATGATAGAAGAGTTAAAACTCTAAATAAGATTATCGATGACGGCGTAAGACAAGTTAACAGAGAATACGGAATGGAGGTTTATTCGTAATCTGTAAAGCGACGAGACTTTGGAAACAGAGTCTCTTAGCTTTTTGATATTTTAAAAGGAGGACTTAAAAATGAATCTTGTTTTGAAAATTGTTCTTGGCTATCTTGTGTGCACACTGATATTTATGTGGATTGTCGAATACGGAATCTATGCTTACGCCCGTAATGTTAAGAACGGTGAAGCAAAAGAAAGTATATTGGTGAAGTTCGACAAGATATTTGCTTCGCCCAAAGCGACGAGAATTATTGTATACCTTATGTGGCCGTACTTTGTAGTATGGACTATTAAGTACGCAATAACGAGGAAGAAATGATGTTTACGCCAAACTCGCAAGCTTCTTTATGAACCGAAAGGTTACATATATTTTGAAAAGGAGATTTTACTATGATTCTGAATGTTTTAATCCCTGTAGCGCTTGTGTGCAATGGCATTGTTGGGGATGCTGCGATTGAAGACAGTTTGGATGAGAATGATTGGAAAGATTTGATGGATATAATTGATAAGTATAATTTATCACCAGATCCTTCCAATAGACTTATTACAAAAGGTGCCATTCGCGGTATCATGTCACAACTAATTATTCCCATGGCCTGCTATTCAGTGATTAAAGACAAAATCACAGATCTCAAAAAGAAAGTAACAAAAGGTTAAGAGCTATAAGGACTCTGTAGAAATACAGGGTCCTTTAGTCTTTTTATGAACAAAAAAGGAGAATGATTATATGTCAAAACTTTATGCTGTGTTTGATTACGAGTATGATTATCGTCACATTATAGCGTTGTGTTCGACGCGAGAAGCCGCTGAACGAATATATCGTATATTTGATAATCCATGTCACTGTCCTGAGATAAAGGAATACGAGGATGGTGCTTCGGCTGATTATTGCGTTTGGTGGGAATATGATGAAACCGAACGCACCGAATTGCCAAATGGAGATGTACTGCTGTTTTCATTAAAAATCGATTATGGTCGTGATGAAGAACGTGTTTGGCGAGACGTGCGGTACCCAGAGAAGCTTCATGCTGAATTTAAAGCGAAAGACGAGGATCATGCTAAAAAGAAACTATTCGATATGATAGCGGAGTTCAAAGCGAATGAAGCCGGGATAGACTGAATGCTAATTTAACGACTTTTTAACGGTTTCGAACTTCAAAATGGTTTTAACAAAGGAGATTTTATTATGTAAATTACGAATATGCACTGGTATGGTGACGAATCTATTCATGCGAATAACACTACGCGAATTTTACAAGCTTCTTTGTGAAAGGAGCGTGAGAACGCGATGTTATTTGATATATTTATGATTGTCATAGCGGCATATGTTGTAGTTAACGTATACCACTTTGGACTAAAAGTTATCGACAAACACGTTAAGCACCTTCTTAAGAAAGGAGACTGATTGAATGATTGAACTTTTACTGTTG